CTCTCTATGGTAGAGGTATATGGGATTAATTAAAAAAGGAGGAGAAAAATGCCTGAGTTAAAAAAAGTAGAAATCAATGGTCAAGAAATACAAACTATGGAGCCTGAGGTAGTTTCTGCTATAGTAGCTGAGATCAAGTCTTTTGGATCCGATAGTAAAAAGAATTATGATGAATTAAGAAAATCTTATGAGCAGTTTAAGTCTGTAATGGATACTTACGAAGGTAAGATGTCTGCTGATATTGAAGAGCAAGTGAAAAAATTTGGAGAGGAAATTGTAACTAGACAGACTGCATTAGATGAGGGATGGAATAAAAGAGCTGATGCAATGGAAACTGCAATTCAAAGAATGCCAAAATACGCTTCCCCTGAAGATAAAAAGGAAGTTGAAATGGCAATGCAATTTCAAAAAGAAGCTCTAGTCTGTAGGAAAAAAGAGGGAGTTACCTATAATGATGTTGCTACATTAAAAGCTAATGTAGAGGAATATCAAGAATATAAAAAAGCTTTTGAAGCATTCTTGAGAATGAAAGGCGATCAGAGGAATATGGGACCTGATCAATTCAAGTCTCTGTCTGTAGGAGTTGATCCTGATGGTGGTTATACAGTTACTCCAGCATTTTCAAGTAGAGTTATAACTAAACAATATGAAACAGATCCTATAAGACAAATGGCAAGTATAGAAACTATTTCTACTCAAGCTTTAGAATGGCTCGTAGATTGGGGTCAAGCAGGTGCAGGATGGGAAGCTGAAACAGAGACAGGTAATGAAACTGATACGCCTACTTTGAATAAGAAAAGAATCCCAGTTCATGTAATGTATGCTAAACCTCATGCGACTCAAACATTGTTAGAGGATAGTGGAATTAATATTGAGAATTGGTTAGCTAATAAAGTAGCCGATAGATTTTCTAGATTAGAAGCTGCTTCTTTTATTGATGGTGATGGAGTTGGAAAACCAAGAGGGATTTTAACTTATGCTAATGGGACTAACTATGGTCAAATAGAGCAAGTTGCTATGCAGAATGCTGCTGCCTTAACTGGTGATGGATTCATCGCTGTTAAATATAGTCTAGTAGAGCAATATCTTAATATGGCATCTTGGATTATGAATAGAACTACAGTTCGTGATTCTATGTATTTAAAGAATGGTGCTGGTGATTATATTTGGAAGCCAGGATGGGACAAAGATTCACAAGCTACTATTCTTGGATTACCTGTTAGAATGAGTGCTACCATGCCAGCAGTTGCTGCTAATGCTTTAGCTGTAGCTCTTGCTTACTGGAAAGAAGCTTATATGATAGTTGATCGTTTAGGTATAACTATTCAACGTGATCCTTATACTGCTAAACCTTTCGTAGAATTTTATACACGAAAGAGAGTAGGTGGAGATGTTGTTAATTATGAAGCAATTAAATTAGGAATAATTTCTGTTTAATTTTTTTAAGTTAAAATTTAAAGGGAACTCTCTACTATGGAAAGTTCCCTGGAATTAATTAAGTAAAAATTAAGTGGAATAAAATAGATTAATTTTTAAGGAGGAAATATAATGGCTGTAAGAGAAGATTTTAGTAATTTCAAATATTATCAAGCGTTACCACCTCAAGTATATGATCAAGGCACTATGCCTGTCGGTGGAGTAATAGAAGGACCTGATATAGATACACAAGGATACGAAAGTGTAACCTTTTGTATTGAAGCTGGTGATTGTGATGTCAGTTTAGCTACATCTTTGGTTGTAATTAGAATGCAACATACCTGTGCAAGTGCTTTAGGACTTGGACCATCTACCTATGCTGATGTTAGTATGGATGATGTTTTGGCAATTCCAAGCTGTGAGGATTGTTCTAGTGGTGCTGCTTTAACAAGTGGTATCATATTGGCTTTCTCAGTAAGTGGTACTTCTGTAGCTGATTTTGAGAGTCAAGTATGGCAATTCGCATATAAAGGTAAAGAACGATATGTAAGGTTAGTAGCTGAGTCTCATGGGACTGCTGATTTAGGTTCTACCTATATTGGTGCTGTAGCTGTTCTTGGAAGACCTGCAAATTGGCCTGTAACTGAATATGCATAATAGGAAATAGTGTACATTAGAAAATGAAAGAAAGATGGGAGTTGAAAAAAAGACTCCCATCAATTCTTGAATATAAAGGAGGAAATGAATTATGGCAGATACTACATACCAGACAAAGGTATATCTCAAACGAGGAGGAGATGAATTAGTAGCTGCTTCAGGTGGAAAAATAAATTTAGAACCTGGATCAGAATTTACTTTTTATGATACAGATTTCTCTGTAGAATATATGAAGAATTTAATGAAGAGTTTGACTGGTTTTACAGATTATTATAGATCTGGTGCAGTCAGTTTTTTTAATATAAGTCAATTAGCAACAAATTATGGTTATCATACATGGAGCGGTGATACTACTATGAGTCTAGGTTCTGTTACATTACCAATGCCTGATAGTGGTTGCGTTTTATGGTTAAATGGTAGTCTATTAGTCGGAGATGCTAATTTATCCGTAAATATTTCTACAAGTACTATTATGATTAATCAAGGATCGATTAGAATTTCATCTTTTGAATTATCAGCGAATGGATATGCTAAATTAATATGTACGTCAGCAGAATGCTGGGCAGTTGTAGAAGCTAATTATACAGCTCATACAGAAGTATAATATAAGAATAGGAGAATAAAAATGCCATTTGTAAAAATGATAAAGACAAAGTCAGGGAGTATAGATGGATTACATGTAAAGAAATTCTTTGAGGGAAGGACTTATCAGATATCCGATGCATTGGCAAACGTGTTTATAAATCAATTGGAATGTGCCGAAGAAGTTATGATCAAGAAAGAGCAACCTATAAAGGCAAAAGCTATAGCAGAGGCTCCTATGAATAAAGCTGCAATTGTACCGGAAAATAAAGATGAATATATTGATGATGATGATAATGCGATGGGTGAGGAATTTGAAAGTAAATCGGTGGCAAGACGCATTACAATTATAAAAAATAAAAAGAAAAAAGATAAGAGGAAAGGTAGAAAATGATAATTCCAAAATCTCCGGATCCTAGGGGAAATAGAAAATTATACTTAGTAAATGCTCCTACGACAGAACCGATAACTGTGAATGAATTAAAAACATTTGCACGATTAAGTGGGACTGCCGAAGATGATCTGTTAGAGGGATTTATAAAGGCTATCAGGGGGCAAATGGAATTGTATTTACGGAGGGCACTGATCTCTCAGACTTGGGCGATCTCAATGGATTTTTGGCCGAGTGAAGTAATACAGCTTCCTATGCCTCCACTTATCTCTGTTACAAGTGTAGTAACAATAGACGAGGACGATACGGAAACTACATACGATAGTGATAATTATTATGTGCATACAAATAGTATTCCTGGAGAACTTGTTTTAAAGAATGGAGTAACAGCACCTTATAATACTGACAGATATCATGGAGGTTACAAAATTACATATACTGCTGGATATGGGACTGCTGCTAGTGATGTTCCTCAGCTAATAAGAGAGGGAATAAAATTGTGGACTACATTATTTTATGAAGATAGAATAACGACAGCGGAACCTCCGGATGATGTGAAGAAAATGGTAAGATTTTATAGAATGGATAGAATATAAGGAGTCGATGGTATGGCTTGGAAAGCACCGAAATTAAGGGAAAGAGTACAAATAAGGATACCTGTACAAACTCCAAATAGTACTACTGGAGGTTTTGATAGAGGATATGAAAAACTAGCAACGGTATGGTCAGAAGTAAAACCTTCAGGATATAAATATAGTGTTCCTAAATATGTACGGAATGTCACGATAGATGATAGTATTACGCATTTCTTTACTATGAGATGGGAAGCATTATTAGGAATTAATCTTTCCTTTGGAGCTGGATTTACCAAATCATTTAATTCTGTCGAGGACTTAATAAAATTAAAAGCAAACTATTTTCTTTTTATGGAACATGCAATGAATAGTGATGAGTTAGATTGGGAGGGTCCATTTAGTAAAGCATTTAATACTTGTTATGATGTGTACTATGGACTGTCAGAGGCGAAAGGTCGATTATTCCGAATTGTAGGAGCTGGACCGCAGGACGAAAGAAAAGAATTTGTAACAATATCAGCAACTGAATTGGAAGAGTTCGGTTCTGGATTTTCTTTATAGAGGGAGAATAATAGATGGGATTAACAGTTTTTGGAGGGAATACAATTCCTACTAGGACGCAGACTATAAGTGATGTTAAGACAGAAAGTGCTTTAATACATACAGGTCTTTGTGCTTTTGGAGGAATAATAGTTAGAACAAATAGAATTAAAAATGTGATAGTAAATATATATGATGGAACGGATAATACTGGTCGTTTAATCTCTCTTCCTGATATGGTACTTAAAAGGAAGGCATCAAACGATATATGGACATTAAGCTATGATCCTGCAATAGAGTGTACTATGGGAATTTATATAGAACTGACAATACCGACAGGAGGAGCAGTACATTATCAAGTAGTCTACGAGGAGGGATAGATTATGGAAATGAAGGTAGAAATACCAAATTTTGAGAAGATACTAGTAAAATTTGAAGATATCCCTGGACAAGCTAAAGATAATGTATTAATAGAATTGGTAAATATAGCAAATGATTTAAAAAATGAAATGATTACTTCGATGGAAAACTCCCCTGCTACAGGACGAAAGTATAAACGTGGAGTAGGATATCATACAGCATCATCTCCTTATAATCCTCCAAGAAGGATGGATGGTGGTTTAATTGGTGGATTCGAGTTAGATATAGATTCTGTCCACTTATCAGTGGAAGTAGGAAATATAATTAAGGATCCAGATTATCCTAGATATTTAGAGGAAGGTACACCGCGAATGTTACCTAGACCATATATACAACCTGCAATTGATAATATGGAATATAATATGAAAAGTAGGATAATGAATGCAATAAGAAATTCAGTGAGAGGTGCTTAGATGTTATTGACAGAAATAATTTTGAAATTAAGAGCAGCGAATACTTCCTTTGAAAGTTTAATCGGTGGAGCTGTAGAATTTGCTATTGCTTTAAAAAATACACTGATGCAGGAAATGGCATTTGTTATACCTTATAATGATACAGCTAGTCCACAGAAAAACGACTTTGGGATTAATCAGCAAATAACAGAGAAATTCAGTATAGTCGTAGCTATAAAGAATGATACTTCTGTTCAAGATAAATTAGGGATGTTAGCTTATAATAGATTGCATAATATCAGAGCTGAATTTTGGACTGCTATACTAGGATGGTTACCGACTGGAGCTGAACATCCTATTTCTTATGCTGGTGGAAAAGTAATGGATATAACTCCCGCATGGCTATGGTATGAATTTACATTTAGTTATGTGATTAGAATAGATGATGACGATGGTATAGTCCAAGAAGATTTGGATTATTTTAATACAATATATGGACAATGGGTCTTGTCCCCGGATATTAACATACCTATTTCTGAACCGTTGCTTCTAACGTCGTTTACGGCGGATGCAGAAGATCAGATCGATTTAACGGAAGACCCGGATGCTGGTGCATTTAGTAGTGCTTTTAATGTAATATTTGATACATATACAGGATAAAATAAAATGGAAAAGTTAAAAGATTTAAAAGACTTTGATTTAATTACAATATTAAAATCCGGAAAGGTAATAGATTTGAGGGAAGGTGATATTTTAATATTTCATACAAATGAAATAATGAAATTAGAAGATGAGAAAAGAGTAGAAACTCAGTTCAAAAAACATATTCCT